GGGGTAGTGTCTTGCTTAAGTGGTCAGTCATTGAAGCACCCATCCTTGAACATATCATCCACCATTCCAGCCAAGTCATCAAAGGACTTGTAGAACTTCACACCATCATTGGCGTAGTATCCAGTGAAGGGGTCAAACACAAAGGTCCACTGATTAACCTTCACCTCCTCCACCTTATCGAACATTCGCATCAGTCCCTTGATCAGGTCACGCTTGTTCATCATCACATAAACCCCAGCCATTCACCCGCTTCATTGCGGCCCATATCTATACGCTCGTGATACTCAGCACGTTCATCACGATACCCATCATCCTGATCATCATCCTCAGGACCACCCCACACATCATCTTCTACTGTCGGACCGTCCGACACATAGTGCTTGGCAATCTCAGCATAGTCGATCTCACCCAAGGCGCAGTTGAGCAAGTCTCTGACCATAGGATCACACCAATGACTCGTGCTATCCACTAGATAGTCCACTGTCTCACGGATAAAACCCTCAGTGATCTTCTGCCCATCCTCTGCCTGTTCAGTGAAGGTATCCCCCAGCCACAAGTTCACAAGCCAAGTCTCTTTATTTTTCCAGCCGTTCATCACATATCCTCCATTTCAAGGTTCATCATCTGTGCCCACTCATCATCAGTCACACCACTGATCAGGAACTCACGCTCACTCACACTAAGGTGAGGCATAGCATACTGGATCAGTTGCCCATCCAACCATGACTGATACTCGTGCGGTTCCACATCAATCTCTAGAGTGCGAGTGATACCTGATAGCGTCGACGTTCTAGTGATCTGCATAGTCATTCTCCTAAGGTTAGTGGATGGTCAAACCCTACTGTCGGACCATCCGACACTACAATCAGCCTTGTCTTACACCCTCATCCATCACACGAGCGAAGGCACTTTCAATCTCAATCCCATCCGTAATCCAGATGTTCAGGTTGATACGATCCTCAAGCACGAAGTGCTTACGCACAAGGGTTTCACCCTCGAACAGGATGATAGCCTCCAGACTCATGCGGGTATCAGACACACTCACCATCAGCTCACGGGTGACACCATGCTCACCCTCACACACCCACCGCAGGTCAGTGCTGGTCAGCCACACATACACATCCTTGATCTTCCAATCACTCATCTCGTTCTCCTACTGTCGGACCGTCCGACACTACAATTTGTTTCAGTCCATATAGAATGCCACCCTGACCACCATCTGTCAAGGGTTTCAGCCCACCACGTTGTTCCATCAGCATCTGTAGCAGCCACACACTACGCCACCACTTGTCAGCACGAAGTGCCATACGCTCACGCCTATGTATCATGGCATCCACCATACGATAGCGGCACACACTAGCACACCCACCACCCACATCATGGCACACACACTATGATCACACACGCCACCGCCCACACCACAAGCGTAGTGAAGGCACACACCTGCACCCACATCATAACCCAAGCACCCCTATGCAATACACGCCCAAGCCTGACACGAGTGCGACCATGACCCACATCATACGCTCAAGCCTAAGCGCCTTCTTCTCTAGTGTCTGATAACGATTCAGCATTGCGATTCTCCTACTGTCGGACCGTCCGACACTACAATTGCTTACCCTAAAGGGTAAAGAAAAGAGGGGCCAAAGGCCCCCCTAAGGTGATGTGATGTGGTAGTGGGGGTCATGCCCCCTTGATTGCTACCTGCAGGGCCTTCAGGAAAGCCTTGGTGTCTAGGCCATTGGCGGCGAGGGTGGCGACAACGTAAAGAGCAAGCTCTTGCTCAGTCTGGATGTGAGCCTCAGCAATTTCCATGTCCTCAGCCAAAGGCTCAGCCTCAGCCTTGCCTTCGGCAGACTTCTGGTCAGCCTTCCGAACCCCTGCCCCTTTGCCTTCGGCAGTCTTGAGACGCTTCCGGATCGCCGATACTCCAAGAGTATCTAAAGCGCCGCTGTTGTTCAGCTTCTGAACGGCGTCCCAGTTAGAGGCAAGGAACATGGCATCAGCTCGGTCTTGACGGCTCATTGCCCCAAGCTCGGATTCCCCGATAAACTTGCCGAAGGCCTTATCATTGTCGCCAAACAGGGACTTAAGTCCCAAGAGGTGAAGGCCGATCTCACGGTAAAGATCAAGTTGGGTCGCTTGATTCAGCCAGAGGGTATCATAGAGAGCGGCACAATGTGCCACGGCACTTTCCTTGGTGAACAATGCACCATTTACTTTGATGGTCGAGTCAGATGAAACGTTTACGTTCAAGGTCTTAGCCATTTTCGTAATCTCCAAGTTGTCTGCCGAATCATTTCGACCCCTTCAATAAACCGGATATTTTCCCCCTTGTCAAGCCCCCTTCAAAACTTTTTACCCTAAAGGGTATCTACTGTCGGACCGTCCGACACTACAAATTTTTCCGATTCGGCTCGTTGCTAATTCGTTCTCATTTCCTCGTGCGTCTTTTTCCTCTTGATCCTACAAAGAGATACTTCTCTCTTGCGAGTGTGAACGATCGTTCGGAAACCCTATGGATTCCTTTGAGCTTCTTATCTTTGAGAAAGATTCATTCTGTAAAAGATAGAGTAGTATCAAGAGCTTAGGCTTAACGATACCACGTATGTCATGACATGGGCGTGACCTAGGCGTGATGCGGCCCTGATGGGGGTGGGTATGGGCCAGTGGGGGCCACGGGGTACTACGTATACCCATAATGACAGCGGGGGTAGTTTGTAGGTCTGTTAACCACTATGAACGTCTTTAGGTTAACAGTGTACATGGAACTTAACCTATTTTGTAATGGGGTAATAGGCTACCACAGTTAAAGAGAGGCTGGGAGGGGGGCTACAGCACCAAGTTGTTTCTCCGCTAGGGTGGCCTAGGACAGGGCTGTCTTAGCTCTCTGTGGCTCTCCTATGTCTTCCTGTAGGCATCCAAGTGGTGTTACCTCGGAAACGACTGCTAGTTGAGCTTGTGTGCATAGGTTTGAAGATTATTTTCTAATAGGCCTTGACAAAGAGGAGAAATGCGGATATCTTAAGTATACTTAAGTACTACTTATGTATTATTATTTCTTATAGAAATATGTAGTAAGACTTAAGAAGTACTTAAGTATACTTAAGTATCTTATATAGGTAGAGATTTTCTACTTTCAAGAGGATGTGAAAAATAAATGTGTTTTGTCGTTCTCTTCAGAAAGAGCTTGACTCTAGAAGAACATAAGGTATAACTACACATGAAGTATTTTGCAGATGATGACGTACTTACTCAGTTCTATCATGCCCTAGCTGATGGAGACGAGAGGAACCTAAGACGGGTTCATATCCCTAGATCAGACGTGTTCTATGTTCGGGAAGCTATCTTCCAAGGGACAGGAGTTCGTTACTCTCTTGATCGTGTGGAAAGAGCTATGTATCTTGAAGGTCACCTTAAGAGACGAGACGTACTTGATCCCGACAGAGAGAGAGAATTTGGATGAGCTATAAACTTGGACCCAAGTCCTTACACAATTTGAAGGGGGTTCATCCAGACCTTCAGCGTATTGTTGAGAGAGCCATTGGCATTTCAGAAAGTGATTTTACTGTCCTTGAAGGACTACGTAGCTTGGAGAGACAAAAGACTCTCTTGGCTGCTGGTAAGTCAAAGACCCTACACTCCAGACACATTACTGGTCATGCTGTAGACATTACCCCCTTTCCTGTTTCTTGGGATTGGAAAGACTATCCGCCTGTTGAGAAGGCTATGAAGCAAGCTGCTAAAGACTTAGGTATTGACCTTGAGTGGGGTGGTGATTGGAAGAGTTTCCCTGACGCGCCACACTGGCAGCTCTCGCATAAGGCTTATCCTCATGTCTGATGATGAAGATAGAAACAAGGATTGGCACCTCTCTAAATCAATCCCCCTAACCCTAATCTTTGCTATTGCCTGTCAGACAGTGGCATTGATTTGGTTTGTAGCTAGTCTCCGTAGTGATGTGGACAACAATGCTAAAGAGTTAGTGAGACAAGATACTCGTATTACTTCTTTGGAAGAGATTGTTCAAAATCAAGCTGTGACTATGGGTCGTATCGACGAGAACATTAAGGCTATCAGAACTACTATTGAGGCTATAGCTAATAAATGAAGACCTACAAGCGTGAACTAGCAATCGCTGTGATGGTATGGTTCATGTATGTAGTGGAGGTTAAAGATGTCAATATCGTTGAACTCCTCGTATGGCCCGTATTCACGTTTGCTGCTCTTGCTTTTGGTCTTGATTGGTTCGGGAAATCTGGTGACAGGTTGCAAGGGACCGTTGAGTCTCTTAACGGGGGGCGGACCCAACGTAGCAGCGAATGTCCAAGCAGCGAAGACAGCAACCCAAACGATAGGTAGTACCACTGTTACTGGGGACCAGAAGATTGAGAATAGCTCTGGGCATATGGTTCAGATACAGGAACAACAGACTAAACTAGTTGCTGAGAATGTAGATAAGGTTACTATCAACGAGACGCCGATATGGTTGGTACTGATGTTAGTACTAGGTTGGCTACTCCCTACACCACAACAAATAGCTAATTCGATACTTGGAGTGATCAAGAGATGGCTAAAGACCCGAGACTAGAAAAGATTGGTGTCGTTGGCTTTAATAAGCCTAAGAGAACTCCTGATCACCCTAAGAAGTCCCATGTCGTTGTAGCTAAAGAGGGTGACAAGGTTAAGACCATTCGCTTTGGTGAGCAGGGTGCCTCTACTGCTGGTGCCCCTAAGGCTGGTGAGACTGACAAGATGAAAGCCAAACGTGCAAGCTTCAAGGCTAGACACGGTAAGAATATTGCAAAGGGCAAGATGTCTGCTGCGTACTGGGCTGATAAAACCAAATGGTAATACGAACCTAACGAGTCAGAAGATGACTCCTGCAACATGGAAGATTGAACAAATGGCTAAAGAAGATAACTCCAAAGAAGGCGTAGACTTTGTCTGGATTGACAAGGGTGGCTACAAGACCCGTAAGTTCCTGACCCGTGCTGAGAAAGCTGCTAAGAATGCTCCAGCTGAACCTGTTGCGGCTAAACCCGTTGCAGCTAAGTCCAAAGCTATTACAACCTCGCCTATCCCTAAGAAACGCCCTGTAGCAACCAGTGCTGTGCGTCCTGAAGGTAAGGCTGCTGGTATGCCCAAGGGTGTTGCAACGCAGAAGGTTACTGGTCGTGGTGGTTATGCCTCTGGCCCTGCTGCTGGTATGCCTCAGAACAAGTCTATCAAGCACTATGAGGATTTGATCAAGTCTGGTGTTGGGAGTGCCTCTGAGATTCGTAGTGCTAAGGCTGTGCTTGCTATCCTTCGTAAAGAAGCTGGTATGCCCACGCCTAAGATTAAACCCACCTATGATACAACTCCCGCAAAGGGCAGAATGTTACAAGGTTCAAAGGGCATGGCTAAGGGTGGCATGGCTAAGAAAGGTAAGTGTTAAGATGGCTAGTAAAGATTTCAATAAGGCTTTTGCTGCTGCTCGTAAAGAGCTAGGTGCAGGTAAGACATTCACGTGGCAAGGTAAATCTTATTCCACTAATGTTGCTGGTGAGGGTAAGACACCTAAGGCTAAAGGATTCAGTGTTGATATGGCTAAGTCAGCTATTGATAAAGCTGTGGGTGTTCAAACCCCTACATCAAAGACACCCCGTCCTAAGGCTCGTCCTGTAGATAAAACACCTACGCCTGTAGCTGCACCTGCTAAGATTACTACAAGTAAGTTGTCTACAGCCTCAAAATCAGTTGTACCTACCAGACAGTCAGTGATTGAAAATAAAGCAAAGGTAGCAGCAGCTAAAGCACGTAATGCAGAACAAGATGCTAAAAAAGCATTTGGTCCCGGTGGAAACTTGTCTACTGTTAAACTTTGGATGAAGAAGAAGTAAATGCAATACCTAACATCCCCAAGTAAAGCAGTAAGACCTAAAACCTTCTATGGGGATATTAGAACTACAGCCAATACAACTATTTACACCTGTCCCCCTAACTGTACTGCAGAACTTACTTTTATTCATGCAGTTAATGTGCTAGGTGTAAATACTGTTGGCATTCGTATCTATGTGGCAGCAACGACCTACACTTCTAACTTCCTCTCTGCTAAGAATATCAACGTAGGGGATTATATTACCTTTGTACCCCTACAGATTTTCCTTTCTGCAGGAGATGAAGTTAGAATCCAGACCGCTAACGCTGCACACATAGACATTATCGGCACCGTTGTCGAAACCTTTATTCCAGTAGGATAAGTAAATGAGCAGACAACTGAATGAGAAGCAACAGAAGTTCCTTGAAGTCCTCTTTGAGGATGCTAAGGGTAACTATGTGCAAGCTAAGAAGTTGGCTGGCTATAGTGAAACCTATTCGACTAAGGAACTTGTAGAGGGTCTTGAGGAAGAGATTGCAACGCTGACTAAGAAGTTCATTGCTCGTATCGGGGCAAAGGCTGCTTACAGTATGTTTGAAGTTCTTTCAGACCCTACTGCCCTTGGCAACAAGGAGAAGATGCTAGCAGCTAAAGACCTACTGGATCGTGGTGGGTTTAAGGCTAAGGAAGAGATCAAGATTGAGACTGATACCCCCCTCTTCATCCTTCCTGCAAAGAACGACGATTGACAACTTTTAGAAACTGTAGTATATGTCAAAGATAACAACGGAATGGAAGCTGCCTAAGCCAATCGACAATGGGGACCACTACGAGTGGAAGCCTGTTGTGAGAGTAGGAAAGATAGTTCCCTTTGGGTACGGAGAAGACCCAAGCGACAAGGATATACTCTTACCTATTACCAAGGAGCTTGAGCTTCTAGAACAGGCTAAGAAACACTTGAAGCGTTACTCTTATCGTGCTGTAGCAGCATGGCTGAGTGAGCAGAGTGGTAGAGTTATCTCTCATGTCGGACTATACAAGAGGGTTAAACTTGAACACAAGCGTAAGACAGAGGCTGCAAACCAACGGTACCTCTCCCAAAGGTACAAAGAAGCCCTTGAGAAAGCCGAAAGACTTGAAAGTCGAATTGGTGGAGCCAGCACAAGAGACATCACCAGTGTTGACAGTACCAGCACAACCGAAACCGCAGACGTTCAATACGGCTAAAGCTCAAGAGATAATCTTTAAACCTAACCCCGGACCGCAGACCTACTTCCTATCTGCAAATGAACAGGAAGTTCTCTATGGTGGTGCTGCGGGTGGTGGTAAGTCCTACGCTATGTTGGCTGACCCTGTACGATACCTGAATAACGAACACGCTAAGATGCTTCTTGTGCGTAAGTCTACAGAAGAACTACGAGAACTTGTCTCAGTATCTAAGATGCTCTACCCCAAGGCTATTCCGGGGATCAAGTTCCTAGAAAGAGACAAGACATGGGTAGCCCCCTCAGGTGCAACACTCTGGATGAGCTACCTAGACGCAGATGATGACGTTACTCGCTACCAAGGACAGGCATATAACTGGATTGGCTTCGACGAACTCACCCAATGGGCTAGTCCTTACGCTTGGAACTATATGCGATCTCGTCTACGTACTACTAGGGACAGCGGACTGAAGCTTTATCAGCGAGCTACGACAAACCCCGGTGGTGCAGGTCATAGTTGGGTGAAGAAGACCTTCATTGACCCTGCTAAACCCGGACAATCCTTTGACGCTGCTGATCCTGAGACAGGTGAAGTCCTTAAGTGGCCCAAAGGACACTCTCGTGAGGGAGAACCACTGTTCCAACGTAGGTTTATCCCTGCAACTCTATTCGATAACCCCTACCTTGCTGACGATGGGATGTACGAAGCTAACCTTTTGTCTCTTCCAGAGCATCAGAGGAAGCAATTGCTCGAAGGAAACTGGGATGCGGCTGAGGGTGCTGCCTTTTCAGAGTTCAACCGCAAGATTCATACAGTAGAACCCTTCGATATTCCCAGTAACTGGCCTAGATTTCGTGCGGCAGACTACGGATACAGCTCTTACAGTGGTGTTTTGTGGTTTGCGGTGGCTCCAAGTGAGCAACTGGTGGTCTATAGAGAGCTTTATGTCTCTAAAGTACTAGCAGAAGACCTCGCTGACTTGGTTTTAAACCTAGAAGATGGGGAAAAGATGCGTTATGGGGTACTTGACTCCTCCCTGTGGCACAAACGTGGTGATACTGGCCCTAGTATTGCTGAAAGAATGATACTTAAGGGGTGTCGTTGGCGTCCAGCGGACCGTAGTAAGGGTTCTCGTATTGCAGGTAAGAACGAAATTCACAGAAGACTACAAGTTGATGAGTATACAGACGAACCCCGTATGATCATCTTCAATTCTTGTAAGAACCTGATCTCCCAGCTACCCGCACTACCACTAAGCAAGACTAACGCAGAAGATGTGGACACTCATTCAGAAGATCACTTGTATGATGCCCTCAGATACGGCGTAATGACTAGACCTCGTAGCGGACTCCATGACTATGATAGTACTATGGGACGTACAGGTTTTCAGGTGGCTGACAAGACGTTTGGCTATTAACTCTAATTGGATATGGTAATGGCAGAAAAGAATATCTCCCCCGATAGCGCAAAGATGACCGCTATCTCAGATACTACAAGCGAAGCAGCGACTGATAAGTCCACAGGCACTATTGAAGCCTACGTGAAAGAACGCTTTAGCAAGGCTGAGACTGCAAAGTACGCAGAAGAGCAGCGTTGGATCAGAGCCTACAGAAACTATCGTGGTATCTATGGGGATGACGTAGCTTTTACCAACACTGAGAAGTCTCGTGTCTTCGTTAAGGTGACAAAGACCAAGGTTCTGGCTGCATTCGGTCAGATGACTGAGGTTCTCTTCGGTGGGAACAAATTCCCCATTACTATTGACCCCACTACCCTACCCGATGGTGTGGAAGACTCAGTTCACGTAGAGACTAACGACGAGATCAAGAGGGCTGAGAAGGCTACGGGTGTTGAGCCACTACTTCCGGGTGAAACCATGCCGGAGTTCCTCAAGCGCCTTGGTGGCTTGCAGAAAGAACTCTCTCCTATTAAGGATGTACGTCCGGGTCCGGGTCTTACCCCAACTCAGATCACCTTTGAACCTGCTATGATTGCAGCGAAGAAGATGGAAAAGAAAATCCATGACCAGCTAGAAGAATCTAACGCTAACAAGCATCTTCGTGCTGCAGCCTTTGAGTGTTCACTCTTTGGTACTGGTATTATGAAGGGTCCGTTTGCCCTTG